GTTGATACTAACAGCTACGCTCATGGCTTTTGGTGTAGCAGGAGTAACACCTACAGAATCTTCATTCGTAAACTCAGTGAACTTACAAGATATCCCTTCAACAATTTTAACCGGTCTCTCATTAGAGATGTTAAAAAAATATTTGTTTTTTTCTCCATCACCAGTAAATACAAGATGGGTTCCTTTGCTCCAACTTTTTAATAATCTTTCAGGCGCTGGTCTATATGTATCCCAATAATCAATGCCAGATCCAACCAGTGAACACCCCTCAGGAATGTTAATATTCTTCTTGATGATGCATATTCCTTCAGGAATTGTTATAACCGACCTTCCAGAGTTTAAAGCTTTAATAAAAGCATCTGAATCATCTGTTACCCCATCTATTTTTGCTCCCCACCCTCTAACATCTCCACAATCTCTCCATCGTGCCATCTGCAACTCAGGATATTTTTTAGCGCCATCTGGATCTTCTAATTGCGGCCGTAGCTGATCAGGATCATACTTCAACACATTAGGAAAATAAAACTGCTGCGCACCATATGCATCATAAACAGCCATAGAATGGCCTTGCACAGTTACGAACTTAGCAATCTGTCCGTTATATACCGGATATCCAGCAGCGTTAATGATGATTGGTTGCGAAACAGGAACGTGAGAGCCGTCTTCGTTCTCCACATAAACCTGAATCTGGTTTTCAGGATTTACCGGGTCAGTGTCAATTTTACCGATATAAATTTTGCCATTGGCTACGGCTTTAAAAGAACGCGCCATAGTGAAGAGTTGCGATGGCATTGATACGATCACATTGGCTGTAATGTCTGTCATTTAATTTGCTCCAGATACAATGAATCGCCGCAGCGTGGCCACGGTGAATTTTGGGCATAAAAAAACCCAGCCGAAGCTGGGTTGTCGCGTTGGTTATCTGTCAGTAGTTATGTACTGAAGGAGGTAATTCTTTATTCTTAAGTCTCATCCATGCGGAAAGATTCGCTGGTCCGTCTGGCTCATTGATATCAACATCTCGTGTGTGATTTATTAAAACGTCTCTCGCCATTCCGATAACATACGAGAATTCATGACCGTAGTCGTAGCATCTGCCGGAATAGTTCGATTGAATTTGTTTTAATGCCGGATACAGTTCGCGGAATAATGCCTGTGAACGGTTAGCATAATCCCATAGCCATACAAGGCTGTTTGCTTCTTTTGCAGAAAGCTCGTTTGCTTTCTTCTCTTGTTTGCCGATAAACTCGCCTTCAAGCACTACCCTGTGGATGTACTCTACGGCCAGCGGGATTTGTTCAATTGAAAGTTCATCAATGCTGTCAATACCAAAACGCTGATGAACCATATTGTATGCATCGTCATAGCGAAGTCCTTTCTTTCCTACCAGCATGTTTACTGCATCGCGTAGCGGCGTTCTTTCCTCAACAGTGGTTTTCTTGCCTTTCACGTACTCGCCATGTTTGCGAATTGAAGGTAGAACTTCTGCTGTTACCCACTTGCGGAATTTGTGCGGGACCGAACCTTTATTGACAGCATCGCGGCAGCGCAGAACCAATGTATACATACCTGATTCGCTAACAATGCTTAGATTCTGCTCACCGCCAAGGGTGTAACTTAAAGTTACTCCCTTTTCATCGTCATCAAGTGCAGTAAGCGCCTTGCGTGAGTTAGTCAGGGTTAAAGCATCACAAACATCTTTTGCTACAAACCACGGCTCACCGCATTTGTTGATGACGCGGATTTCACTGTCGCCGAATTTGAAGATGGTGAAATCGTTTTGTGCCTTTGCTATACTTTTCATGTCAATATTTCCTAATCCGATTTGTTGATACCGAAGCCCTGACTGTTCCCGCAGTTGGGGCTTCAACTTTACGCGCCAATGCGCCCTTCCTTCTTAAAGCTTTCCATTACTCTCTGATAAATCTCAGAGTTAACAGACCGACCATTCTCTTCCGCCACCTTGCGTACCAAATCCAATACTTCTTTAGGCCACCGCAAATTGAACTGCGGCATCTTGCTCATTCCTTTCATATTCACCTCACAATATAGGTCCACCGTGGCCCTATTGAGAATATAGTAGAGTGCTTCTATCATGTCAATACACTAACTTGGAGTGATGGCATGGCTAGAGATGATCCGCACTTTAACTTCCGTATGCCTATGGAAGTAAGGGAGAAATTAAAATTCAGGGCGGAGGCGAATGGGAGATCAATGAACTCCGAGTTGTTACAAATCGTCCAAGATGCTCTATCAAAACCATCGCCTGTGACTGGATATCGCGACGATGCAGAACGACTCGCTGATGAGCAGTCAGAGCTTGTTAAGAAGATGGTGTTTGATACGCTGAAGGATTTGTACAAAAAAACCACCTGACGGTGAGTTTATTTTTGCATTTACCTGGGCCATATTGACTACTTATAAAATGAGATCAATATTTAATCGCCCAATAACGGGTGTATGTTGAGGTATATCATGGCGAAAAAACCAGGTGAAAACACAGGAAAAAACGGCGGAATATACCAAGAAGTTGGCCCACGCGGCGGTAAGAAAGACAATTTTGCCACCGTCAAGGACAACGAAAGGCTTCCACCAACAACAAAGCCAGGTCATGGCTGGGTATTGGATAAGCGAACTCCAGACAGCAAAAAGTAATAATCAAGCCGGGTCACTCCGGCTTTTTGATATGTCGCTCGCAGAACTCAACAAGCCTGCTCATTAAGTAGCAGTAAGTCTCGTTGGCTCTTCCTGGTTCAACATCAACACCTACCCTTGAGCAGATATCGAATGCCATGTGAGCGCACTCATGGGCAATAGTAGATAGTTTGCCATTGAACACGCCTATCACATGCAAAACACCATTCTCGCTACTCATTGTATGAGACGCTCCGTTGGCGTCCGAGTCATGCACGTCAACGCCAAGTTTTTGATGCAGGCGTTGCCATTCTGGAAAGTCTCTACAAAACACAATTGTACCGCTCTCAAAGAGCGGTACTAGCATCTTTGGTACGTTTCCAATGTTAACTTTTTTCATGGTATCCTGCGCAAAACTAAGGAGGTTGGTGTGTTAGAAATAGTCGTACTCGCTCTTGGGATATCCTGTTGCGTACTATATGCAGGGTTAGCTGCCCTCAAGAAACAGGTTAAGGAATTAGATCGCTCACATGAAATTGATACAAAAATTGCGCGATTAACAGAAGAGAATAAACACTTAAAAAATTCCATAAGGGCACTAACTGATGACAACTACAAACTGTCCCATGCATTGGCTAAGTGGGAAATAGTAAGTTATGAAAGAATGACCGACATGATTTTTTCGTCTTATATGGCTACAAAATCTCCTGAAACATCAGGAAAAGCAATAATTGCAGCCATTGAAAAGAGAATTAAATAGCCTTCCTTGGCGTTCATTTCTACTGCCTGGTAGCTTCGTTAGTTAGGAGCGGGCGAACGGCGTTAGCAGCCTGATTTAACGCTCGCTCATATGCCGGAGTTCCAGGCTTGACGTTTGCAAGGCGGAGAAGCATGTTTCTTGCTGCTTTAGACTCATACAAACGCATCATTGCACCAAAGCCAGCCTCAAGCCCCATTGATACGCCAAGGGTCGCAGTTGCGCCAATCGTCCTTATCCTGTTGGCTTGCGATTGCCCCGTCTGAGTTACTACATTTGCGGTGTCTGACCTTGCTGTTTGCTGTAGAACTTCATGAAGAGCATCAAGCTCTTTCATGTGCTTTCCAGAAAAAATAGTGTTGTAAATTTCACCGCCTGACTGAGATTTCAGCTTATTAACTTCAGTGATGAACTTGGCTGGAGAGTCCCCGGCCTTTTCCGCTATTTTGCTGACGTAAGCTGCACGCATAGCATCTTTCCCCTTATCATCCAGTGCGCTCCAGATTCGTTTCACGTCAGATGGTTTTCTGCTTAATACAACGGTATTTATAAGTTCAGGACTGGCTTCACTGCTTGCCTTGTTGAGCTTGTTGGCAATGTTTTTATTAAGCACCTTATTATAAACGTTTGCATAATCGGAATTTGCTTTAAGGTATTTTGCTGCGTCTGATGCACCGAGGTTTTTAGCAACTGCGTTACGAAGGTCTTTTGACATTGCATTCTCTACCATATTGGTAGCTGCTTTTGCCTGGTTGGGGAAGACCATAGCATCTCCCTGAACATTAGATCTAAATGCTGTTCTGTGCTGACGCAAGAGATCAAACGTAACATCCAAATCAGTTGCAGGGTTTGCTAATTCTTCACGTAGGTTACGCAAGGATGTAAGCAGGCTTTGATTGGCAGACGTCCCAAGCCGTTCCTGTCTTGCGATCGCTGTATTCAGAGCATTCATGGTATTTGTGGTATCAACTGCGGCATTACCCATTTTATTGGTGACGTCATTGATAACAGCGCCAGCGGCATCCTTCCGCCCCCTTAACGTGGTGGTAAGAGATTTCACCACATCATCAGGGTTGTACTCACCAAAACGGTCAAAATAATTACTTACCAGCTTACTACGCGTTGCATATTGCTCCGCTCGCTTTGAGCCTGTCCCGAGCAAAGCCCCCTCGGCATCCTGAGTTAGGCCGCGAGTGAAAGCATTTTTCGGCGGGATAACATCAGATGTCATTGGTGTCACGCCCATCGATTCTGATGTGGCAATTTTCTTCGCCACTTCTGGCGCAATATCACCTTTTATAGCCGTTATTCCACGCCCTATTCCCTTTGCTGCTGCGGAAAGAACCCCCTGAGCGGCAAGGTTAACTCCGGCATTTTTTGCTGCATTTTGTGCGAAATCGCCTTTCTGATTTGCGGCCTCTGCCAGTGATCCAATAGCCATGCTTCCTGCCGTTCCAACTCCTGGAACTAAATACCCACCAATTGTTTCACCGGCTTGCGCGTAGGGGTCTGTCGGTCTGTCTACTGGACGATAAACATCATCCAAAACCTTGGGTCCACCAAGCCCCTGACTGATTGCATTAATCAGACTTGCGCCGCCCTGCAATACGTCAAATGGTATGTTTACCAGACCACGACCAGCCTGTTCTGCAATTTGCCCTGCACTTTGACCACCAGTGAGCCAATCGCCAGCTTGTTGCATCAATGATGGTTCTTCACGTGCTGGTTCATTGCTATCCTGGCTGACAGTTTGTTGCTGAACAGACTGTCCAGCAAAATACTCATCAATGGCAGATCCAATATCTTCCGTGCTCGTACCATCAGGGAAGGTAAATGTCTTACCGTTTGCAGTTACTTTCATCATTCCACCGTAAATTGAATGCCTGATTTTGAGGTATATGATCCAACCTGATTCCGTGGTTCTCCTGAAGGTATCGAATCTTGTGCTGGCGCTGCGTCAGTATTCAATGACATATACCGCTTAACGGCACTCCCCAATGATTCACCTTTTTTAACATCCAACCCCAATATCTGACCGCCATTACGCGATTGTCCAGGGTTGCCATTCGCGCTCATCCACTCAGCTTTAAACTCATTAAACTGCGCGTTTCGTCGCTCAAGGTTTGCCATTGCATCAAGCCATCTTGCGACCGTCTCAGGGTTATCCATGTCAGTTGGCGCACCCTGTCTAACGATCTCAACGTCTTTATCCGTTGCTGGGCCGGGAGGTAGGAATTTAAGAACCTGACTGTTAACAAGGGCATTTTGGCGAATGCGCAAATCACGCAATGTCGTATCGCTTCCGGTAAGTTTTGCGAACATGTTCTGTGCGTTACCGAACAAACCTGTCGTTGGTTTTTCTGCTCTGAACTGTTGAGCAAGCGCACTCATGGAATTGGCTGAGTTTGATGATGCTGTGGCATTGTTTACAGCCGTCTCGATTCCTTTTTCCATGTTTACTGACAGCTTAGGTGCTTCGCTAATCAACTGCTGAGCCTTTTCCTGCGCTTGCTGCATCTTAAACCCGAACTCTTGCTGATCCAGAGCCAAGCGTTGTGCTGCGATATTGTGCCCAGTCATTGCTGACTGATAGGAAAGGTTTTGCCCTCTCGCCTGAAGTGCTTCACCAGCCTGATTGCTGCGGATTGTCTCTGCCAGCCTGCCTCGGTCAATTTCACGACCAGCCATCTTATCCTGAACAGCAAACGCCTTTTCTGGTCCAAGCGCACCGAGAGACATAGTAGTCAGCATGTGTGATAGCTGCTCTGGATTCTGGATACCTGTCTGAATCATCCAGTCAGCATTAGCACCAACGCGATTTAACCTGTCCTTGTTGTCAGTAATGAATTTACTGTAGGCTTCCGGCCCCTGAGAAAGAGCGACGTTAGCCCTCATGGCTAAATCGCCCATATCGTTGCGTTGCTGATCATTAAGACCGGAAAACGCCTGTTGTGCCTGTGCAACAAACGCTGGATTTTCCTGGGCAAACTTAAATAGTCCCGATGGATCACCAGAAGCCCATGCATCAGCGTGAACCTTATTGAACGCACTAATAGCTTTCTGTTGCTGTTCCTGATTGTAAATATCAGCAACTCCAGCCAGACCACGTAACGCGGTCAGGCCAACGTTATTTACACCTGAGCGAGCCAGTTCATTGTTTTCGCGGATCAGACCAAGCGTTGCGTTAATGTCGCTTGCCTTTGGCGCATTCTCATTTTGCGTACCGATGCCAGCCAGAAAACCACCAGAATTAATACCCTGTTGCCACGTAGCCATTGATTACCCCTTAAAACAACGAGCCAAGCAGACCAAGACCGCCGCCGATCGCAGCCCCCCACGGAGTTGATGAACCAATTAATTTCGCAAGTCCGGCCCCAGCAATAGCACCAGACGCACCTCCGCCAATAGCAGATTGCATTGCTGATGGTCTGTTGGCATTTGCCGCTGCAAGAGCCGCACTTTGCTGCGAAATCTGACTCATGTTGTTGGCATATGTCTGCCCTGCGTTTGCCTGACCTTGCAGAGCACCAAGCCCAACGTTTGCCAGATTCTGGTAGTTGTTCATCTGACCAGACAGCCACTGCTGACCAAGCGTTGGTGCGATTGTTGCTAACTGATTACCGGTTGCAGTGGAACCCAATCCACCTGTTGCTTCCGCTGCAGCCAGACTCTGATAGCGAGCCTGACCAGCAAGATCTTTGTACTGCTGAGAGTTGTAATACTGGTTAAGTGCCTGACCTTGCCCTTCCAGAGACGATAAGTTCTCGAGGCTGCCGACATACTTATCAGCCAGAGGAGTAAACGGCTTCAGGTTGTTCATGATGGTGTTGAACTGCTGATTTTGCAGGTCTGCGGCATACTTCTGAGCTTCTGCGGCATACTTTGCGCTTTTATCAGAACTGCCACCTTTCCCGCCTTTTTCAGGGCAATAAGGTTCCTCGCCGCGCAGTTTTCTGCCCAGCTTAAATGCATATAACATGGCTATCTCCCGTGATTCAGGAAGTCGATTAGTTCTTCGCGTGTAGCACTGTAAAATGTCACGTCATCCACGCCTTTGAAGTATTTCTTGATGGTTCCGACACGCTTAAGGCCAATCATTGCGCAGTAAATCTGCCCGTGGCGGAATTTGCGTGCGGCGAACGATGTGACGCACTGAACGGTGGTGTTAGTCAGAATGTATCGCCAGAACGCCAGCCCGATTTCCTTGCTGAAGCCGCGAATCTCTGGCAGGTACATGGCGTGGCAATCGAATGTCAGCGGCTGAATCTCCTGATAGTAAACAATGCCGCCAAACTGCCCGTGCACGTTAACCTCAAAGTAACGGCAATCAGGTTTGTAGTCGTATCCATCACCGTTGTTGCTCCCGGCGATAATGTCAGGGTGATTTCCTACTGCTTCGATCAGGTCGATGTTTCGCGTTGGTTTGAATGTAATCATCAGTCAATCAGCCCATGTAATCTAAGTGCCGTTTCAAGCGCCAGAATACGCTGCCGCGCCTGCTGCAAACCTGTAGCGAGAGCTGCGACTTCGGATTGTGTGTACGTAGTGCCGACAGTGTATGACTGGTTAGCGTTGAATGAGCCAAGAAGTGGCGTACCTGTGGCTGCAGTCCATCCGGTATTTCTTGCTCCAACAACCTGAATTCCATCAACTGAATATGATGTTTTTACATCCAGCGGTGACTCAAGAGACTGCAATTCGGTTACGGTTTTCGATACGTAATCACTCTTAATGCCAGAGACATCGTTTTCTACGTCATCCAGTCTTTGGTCAACAGTGACCAGATGCGCCTGAATATCGATAACCTCATCCAGCAAGTAATCAACATCGCTACGCAGTACGACTATCTTCCCTTCGGCAGTTGTTAACCTGACCTCAAGGAGATTTATCGCTTTTGTGTTTGCGGTGATTCTTGCGTCGTGATCTGCCAGTTCGACGTCCTGTTCATCGTTTTTTACCTGAGCATCGTAAGCGCCCTGACCAGCCTGATTTGCCTTCCCGGCAATTGCGCCAACATCAGCACCCTGATTTATGACATACAGCAGGTAAGACTGGCTGAATATATTGCGTGGAAGGATTGATGTATCGAGCCGCGTAGCTTGGATGATTACCGGCTCATTGAGATTCGAATCAGCCATTACTCAATCCTTATCTGGCAGCCAGACAGAGTGACAGGTGACTTCGTGATAACGCGCAATTTGAAGCCGACATTTTTCCTGATGCGCCCTACTCGCTTCCACAAAACGCGTTTGTCGTAAACGAACGGTTCATTCTGCTCAATCATCTGCTCACGTCCGTAATTGATGCCGTCAGTGGTTGCAGAGAGGAACAGGCGGTCAGCGTACTGCGCAACTCCAGTTGACGATTCAACTTCAAGGTCGAAAACTCTGGCGTTATCCGCTTTGAACAACGGAGTAAACAGCAGGTGTTCCTGTTGCTTGTCGTACTGGCTGCTGATATCGAACTGCAATTTCCCGGTAACCGATTCCAGCTTATCGCCGCACGTTATCTGATTGCCTTCGTAAATGAAGTCGATAGCGCGGTACACATCGTCATACAAGCCAGTTTTCAGCACACACCATTGCGGACCATTGGCGCTTGAAGATGCGTCGTACACAAGGACGTGACGCGGAAGGTGGATAATCAGCAACTCATGAGCATCAAATCGCAGCGATTCCATCACACCATCAGCCAGTTCATCAGCAGTGTAGGAGCGGAGGATTTTCTCAATGCTCGCGCTGGCGATTGGTGATACCTGACCGGAGCCGATGATGTATACAGACGGAGCACCTGTTGCCGGATTGCTGATAAACGCATAGGAATCAGCAAACGGCGTTTTGCAGTAAGTTCCGGCAATGCCTTTCTGCACCATCAGTGATGGCTGTGCGACATACAAAGCGGCACCAACAGTGGTTGCACCAGTCAGGGAAAAATATTCAATCGTCGATGAACCAAAACAGACGATGAAATCTCGCCATGTGCCGATACCGATGATGCCGTCCGGCTGCGATTCTGCGCGATATTGTGCGCTGTAACGGTCAGGATGCGATTCGTCTTCAAGGTCAGTGATGAACCATGAATCAGTGCCGTCTTTTGACCACGCATAACGCCCGCGTAAGCGCGTAATGTCACGAACAGAACCTAACTCATACTGCGTGAATCCGCTGTCTGTAGGCCAGTTTGAGACGGTTTTAACCGTGCCATCATAGCGATACTCGACCAGTTGACCATTAACGCCTACCGCCTGAGATGTTCGACCATGCGCCATTGATACACGACCACTTCCGGCAACATCACCGACTTCACTTTCTCCTTTGTACAGCTTGCCACCACACACGCGATAAACAGCATTCTGAGCCATGTTGTACTCGACGCCTCGCGATACTCCGTTCACATCAGAACGTTTGGCAATGCCCGGGAATGAACGAAGATATCCGCTGCTGTTAAGGATTTCTTTGGGGGTAGCCAACATATTCACTGGCAGATAGTCGATATAGTCGGCGTTTCGAAAGTCTTTGCCGACACCTTTCATAAGCGGAAGTTGCTGAATAGGCATTTATTCACCTATGCGTTTGGGATATCGCCATCAATCAGAGGGAGATCGCCTGGATAATATCGGTCAGATGTGAACACGTCATATTTATTACCCTGTCCTACAGGAAAATCTCCACGTCGTCGCATTGAAGGAACAACCAGAGTGTCGGTCATCAAGGCATCATATGAGCGTTGGGCGTTACTGAGAACTTGCGGAGTTGGTTCAAGGCTGTAATCAGATAGCATTCTCAGCAATAACTGATAGCCTACTGCGTGTTTGTATTTTCTTGGAAGACCTGACTCATCATCTGGTAATGGCTGCTCATCTCCAGTTGCGAAAGCGTAACCAATGTCGCCGGGGTTAATCATCCACTCGGACATCATATCTTCCAGATCATTTACACCATCTTCAATTGATTGCGGCTCAACATCAGTCAGCGATGCATTAGAAGCAATAGCAAACTTACGAAGCGCAAAAAGGACGATCTCACCCTTTGTCAGTACTGTTGCCATTGTCTGCCGCCTTACGACCTCGCTTACTGGTCGGTTTCAATTCATCAACTGAGGCAACAAAGCCCAACTTTTCGAAAAACTGGAAGTCTTTTTCTGCGATAACGGCCTGTACATGCCCGGATTCGTTATCTGCGGTAAGGAATACACTCATGCGATCCATATTGTTTCCTTAAAACATAAAAGGGGCGTAAGCCCCTTGTTATTACGGATTACCGAAGAACTGACCGCCCATGTGAGGGTTAAAGCACACATATGCAGGCAGTAAGTCAAAGCGCATTTTTTGCACGTTGGCATCGCCATCTGCGTATTTATGTACGCGGATGGAGAAACCTTCATATGTTGCAACAGCAGAATCAATACTGTGCAGTTTCGGCAGTGGGATAGAGCCAAGTCCACAGAAGAACTTGTTATAGAACAGGTTTGGCTTCATTGTCTGGCTAGCAGTGCCTACTACAGATACGGCATCACCTGCCGCTACCTGACGACTTACAGAGTTGTACTGCGGGTTTGTAGTGTCATAAATCGGAACACCAGAAAGCGTAACCGTCACATCGCCACTGCTGTCTGAATTAGCATCAGCAGTAACCGTTGCAGTGAAGCTAATTGGTGCGGCTCCGTTATACAACGCCTGTTTGGTCTGCTGTTGCAGCCAATAGGTATTGGTGAATTTAACCTGATCACCAGCTTTCAGGAAACCTGTAACGCTGGTTGTCGCTCCGGTCAATGTTACAGTGAACTGGTATGAGTCTTTAACTGCGTTATAGGTAACAGTTGGCTGTGTTTTGACTGTCAGTGTTCCGCCAAATGCCCCCTGCGTACGAGAGGCAAGCCCATTAGACATCAGTGCGCGAATGCCGCCAAAATTGGTTGGGATCTGTGCGTTCTCCCATGCAGTACGAACCAATTGATCTGAAGCATGCAAACCAGTCTGCGCATCAGCAAGTCGCTGTGCAGACCATGGATCCATTACAGCATAGTTTTCACCTTCATTAACGCCGAGGTCTTTCAGGAAAGATGCCGTCTGCGCAACATCAGACCATTTGGTGATTGGAGTATTGGGGCTACCAAGTGACAACGCACCGTTATTCATCATGAAGTGAGCAAGCTCTGTTTCAAGGTCGGTAACGATTCGCTGGCGAACCGGCGCGAGAATTTCTTCCAGTTGGTTAAGCTTGATCGCTTCCTCCAGTTGCTGATATTCAACAGCAACAGTGATGTAGTTACCTACACGCCCAGTAGCTTTACCTGAGATCAGGTTGTTTTTATTTTGCCCTGAAATATCACCAGTGGGAGTACGGAGGGATGAGAATTGATGCGGACGTTTAAAGCTAACGCTATCGCCAGTGCTGGAGTTGATTTCACCTGCCAGCAACTGACGGTCTACGGTTTTCGCCAGAACTAAATCTGACATAAAACCCGGAAGGAATTTTTTCAGAACGATTTGACTGACGTTACTGTCGAGATTGTTAGGCATTTATCTTTTCCTTATTCGATTTTTGCGCCGGGGCATAATTTGTTGAATTCGTCTTGTTTCGCATCAGCACCGCCACCACGTACTTCCGGCTCTGGCTTGATGGCTTTCTTTGGTTTTGGAGCAAGGCTTACCTGTTTGCTAATCTGCCCCAAGAGGAATGCTGCGCGAATTGGATCTGTCTCAGCGGCTACACGCTGGCGTAATTGCTGGCTCTTACCTAAGCCATAGGCGAGTAGTTCAGAGCCTTCGTCTGCACAGTGAATGATTATTTCCTGCTGAATTGGTGGTAGCTCACTAAGAACAATGGCCTCCATTTCCTGATAATCTTTCACAGGAAGCTTGGCTGCCCGTTGTTTATGCGCTTCTACCCTTTGCTGGAAACGCTGTTGGTATTCCTGTTGCTGACGTAGTTTTTGTTGCTGCTGCTGTTCGACACGGCCTTTTTTCTCATGCCAATCAGTCAATGCCTGTTCAAACGCCTGTTCGTCATAATCACACGACTCAAGAGTCGGTTTTGGTGGAATAGCGTCTGGTTGTGGTTGCTGATGTTCCGCAGGCTTGGCTAATGCTTCCTCAAGCTGGCGGCGCAACTCACGGTTTTCTTTCTGTGTTTCTTTGAAGCCTTTGCGAAGATCTTTCACCCATTGCGGTGCAGGTTGCCCGTCAATGTGATCATCATCGTCAGCGTTAAGCTGAATTTCTTCATCACCAATACGCAAGGCGTAATCTTCTGGTGTCTCTTCGGTTTTTTCAGGATCAGTTGCCATCTCTTTTCCGTTGTCATCCTGGCTTTCATTCTCAGGCTGTGACTCTGTTTGGATGATGGTTTCTTCTGCATTTTCCTGTGTTTCAGACAGGTCAATAACCTGACCGTCGATGATCAGTTCGTTTTCCATTGATTACTCCTGGTTAACTCGGCATTAAGTCTGCCGGTGACTGTGGTGGTGACTGGAATTGCTGTTGTTGTGACTCGGCGACATCTTTCAGAAGGCGTATTGCCTCCATCACTGCTTTGTCATCGATGTTTCTGGCTTGAGCCAGTTTATAGACAGTGTTTGCCTGACTCTCCATCGCATCCTGCTGGGCAGTAAATGCTTTGATTTGAGTTTGAGCGGTTTCGTTAGTTGCTTTTTGCGCTTCTGCCTGCGCTGCTACCATTTGCGCCTGAGCGAGAACCATTTCAGGATTTGGCTGGCTTTGTGCTGCCATTTGCGCCTGTTGAACAATCTGCTGCTCTTTCTCATTGCGTGGTTTTGCAATGCCAGATATCAGCAGTTGGTTTCGGTTGTACTCTTTGAAGTCATCAAGGCCTTCGCCATCGATATTGTCCAGAATAATACCCTGAATTGCCGGGCGCATTGGGTCTGTTGGAAGCATAGAGCTAAGGACATTTGTCAGTACAGAAACCGTTGCATCACGTCGTGCTGTGTAGCTTGGTCCAACATCAACCGTCACATCATATCGACCGACAGAAAGGTCATTTAACGCAACAACTGCCCCTGTTTGCCTGTCAACAACCTGTGCGCTCAAGACAGCGATATCATCACTTCCATCTTCGTTAACGATGCGCACTTCACGCTCTGAACCGTACACTTCACGAGCCATTGACAGCCATACTTCACCAGCGCGTTTAAGACTTTTCGCCATATTGTCCAGATTGAACCGCCCCGGGTTTCCTGGAGAGTGTTTTATCTGTGAACTCAGGCTGCCAGATCATTGTTT